GTTGCATCATATGGTACGTTCTCTACTGGTATTAACATTAGGGCTATCAATAATATCGTGTTCGCAAGTCCATCAAAAAGTAGAATACGAGTGCTTCAGTCAATTGGTAGAGGATTACGACAAAGTGATGATAAGTCCAGAGTTAAGCTATTTGATGTGTCAGATAACATTACCTATAAATCTAGACCCAACTTTACCTACAGACATTTTTTACAACGACTAAATATCTATAAGGAAGAACAATTTAAATACGAAATCAATAGGATAAATCTATGAGTACTCAAGTAATAAAATTATCAAATGGTGAAGACATTGTTTGTAGAGTTCACAAAAGTAAAAGTTCAGCTGAAACTAATAAACTAAAAATAAGTTCTCCACTTAAAATGGATACAGTTACCAAAGAAACTGAAAGGGGTTTTGTAGATTCACTTGCTCTAAGTAGATGGATACAACCTTATTCAGATGAAAACCATTTTTCCATTGAAAGACATTCTATAGTTATAATGACGCCTGCAAGTGTGGGATTGACTAGATATTATCAATATGTTCTTAGTAATATTGGTCAAGGTACTATACAAAAAATAGTTCCAACCAATCAAGAACTTCAAAAAATAGAAGAAGAAGAATATTTAGATGATGAAATATTTTCTAATGAAGATTTAAAAGCCATACTAGATAGATTTAGTAACAAAAAGACAATACATTAAGTATTATTCTGATGAGTCACAATAGTGATTATACAGTATTTTGAGATAATGTCAACCCCAAAATAAATTTATTTAAATTTAATTCTATCTTGACAAAAACCCCAAAAAATACTATAATAGGTACATAGATTGAAAAGGATTTACTAATGGCAAAAACTAAAGCAAAAGGCGTTCACTATGTGAACAACAAGAAGTTTCATCAAGCCATGATTGATTGGAAAGAGAAATGTAAAGATGCAGAAGAAGCTGGAGATGAACCTCCACAAATCACCGACTACATTGGATCATGTTTTCTAAAAATTGCAAATGGACTTTCGTACAGACCAAACTTCATAAACTACACTTACAGACAAGAAATGATTTCAGATGGTATTGAGAATTGTTTACAATATATCAAAAACTTTGACCCAGAGAAATCTAACAATCCATTTGCATATTTTACACAGATAATTTATTATGCATTTATTCGTAGAATACAAAAGGAAAAGAAACAAACTCATGTTAAACACAGAATGATTGAGAAACAAGAATTTGTTCCTTATGTAACTATGGAAGGCGATAATACAAGTTATTCAATAGGTGGATTTGATGTTAACATTATGGTGCCTGATGAAGCTGTATACAAACCAAAGAAAAAAGAAACTGAAAAGACTGCTAAAGGTCTAGAAAACTTTATGGATACTGACGATTGAAAATTGCGATAATTACTGACACACACTTTGGTGCCAGAAACGACAACATGAACTTCAACGAATACTTCTTTAAATTCTATGAAGAACAATTCTTCCCATATCTAAAAGAACACAATATCAAACATTGTATTCATATGGGTGACATTATGGATAGACGTAAGTTTCTATCCTATAGAATTGCAAAAGACTTTCGTGAACGATTTATACAAAGGTTTGCCGAACTAGGAGTTGAACTTCATGTTATGGTTGGTAATCACGATACCTATTTCAAAAATACAAACGAAGTAAATGCTGTTACTGAATTACTTGGCGACAGATATTCAAATATAAAAATCTATCCAGAAGCTGCAGAAGTTACATTTGATGATTTAAATGTTTTGTTTCTGCCTTGGATTAATGCATCAAACTATGCATCTACAATGACTGCAATACAAGACTCTAAAGCAGAGATTTGTATGGGTCATTTAGAGATTGCTGGTTTTGAAATGATAAAGGGTATGAAGAACGAACATGGAATTGATAAATCTATTTTTACAAAATTTGACACAGTTTTTAGTGGGCATTTCCATCACAAATCAGATGATGGTCACATCTATTATCTGGGCAGTCCATATGAGTTTTATTGGAATGATTGTGAAGATAGAAAGGGATTTCATGTACTCGATACAGAGAGTAGGAGCTTGGATAGAATAATCAATCCTAGAACTATTCACAAGAAGATATATTATGATGACACTCAAAACGACTATAAGTCACATGACCTAGAACAATACAGAGATAACTATGTTAAGGTAATTGTGGTAAACAAAAAAGACTTGTATCAGTTTGACCAATTCATTGATAGATTACTTAAAGCAGATTCACACGAAGTAAAAATCATAGAGGACTTTTCTGACCTAGATGCAAATACAGTATCAGATGATATTGTAGAGAACACACAAGATACTATGACACTTCTAAGTAAATACATTGATGAGTTAGATGTTACACTAGATAAAGGTAGACTTAAAAATCTACAAAGACAACTATACACAGAGGCCCAAGATTTAGAAATATGATTAATTTTAAATATGTGAGATGGAAGAACTTTCTTTCAACTGGAAATCAATCTACAGAAATACAACTAGATAAAAACCCAACCACTCTTATCATTGGTGAGAATGGTGCTGGTAAATCTACAGTACTAGATGCACTTTGTTTTGGTTTGTTTGGTAAACCATTTCGTACTATTAGTAAGAGTCAGTTAGTGAACTCTATTAATAATGGTGCAACTATGGTAGAGGTTGAGTTTTCTATTGGAACTGTAAAATACAAAGTAGTTCGTGGTATCAAACCAAACAAGTTTGAGATATATCAAAATGATAAGATGATGAACCTTGAAGCAAATGTTCGTGATTATCAAAAGATATTAGAACAACAAATACTAAAACTAAATTATAGTTCTTTTACACAAGTTGTTATACTTGGTAGTGCATCATGGGCTCCATTCATGCAACTCAAAGCAAGACACAGACGAGAAGTTGTAGAAGAAATACTAGATATCAAAATCTTTTCTACTATGAATCTCATTCTAAAACAAAAGATAAAAACTGTATTAGAAGATATTCGTGATATAGAACATGAGTATGATTTGGTGCAATCGAAAATTAGTATGCAAGAAACTCATATCAAAGGTATGAAAGAAAACAAAGATAAAATTATTCAACAAAAAGAAAAACAAATTAAAGAAAACAAAATAGAGTTACAAAAAAGAAAAGAGAAAGAAAACTTATTACAATCTGAAAATAATGACTTACTAGAAAATATGGCTGGTGAGAATAAAGTTGTTGATAAGAAAGATAAACTAAAAGATATTCACTTTAAACTAAAAGACAAACATAGTCGTGAAAGTAAAATGATTACTTTTTATGAAGAAAATGATGAATGTCCAACTTGTGAACAACTTATTAGTTTTAATTTTAAAGCAAAAAAAATAAAACAAAATGAAGCTTCTGTAAACGAACTTGATGATGGTTTACTGAAACTTACAGATGAAATGTCCAAAGTAGATGTTAAGTTAAAAGAGTATAAGACAATAGCAAAACAGATAAGAGATAACGAAGTTCTTATTGCACAAACTAATACATCTATTTTAGAACTAGAAAAGTTTAATGTAAAACTACAAACTGAAATAGATGGATATAAAACAGATAGTAAAGAAGAAACTGATACCGATAAACTAAAAGATTTAAAAGAAAACTTAGAAAGTATATCTAAACAAAAAACTAAATTAAAAGAAGATAAGATATATTATGAGGCTGCAAGAAGTATGTTGATGGATACTGGAATCAAGACTAAGATTATTAAACAGTATTTACCTATAATGAATAAGTTGATAAACAAGTATCTAACTTCTATGGAATTTTATGTGAACTTTACACTAGATGAAAACTTTGAGGAAACAATCAAGTCACGATATCGTGATGAGTTTTCTTATGCATCATTTAGTGAGGGAGAGAAAATGCGAATTGACCTTGCATTACTCTTTACATGGAGAGCCATCGCTAAAATGAAAAACTCTACAAATACAAATCTACTTATGTTAGATGAAATATTTGATAGTTCATTAGATGGTACTGGAACTGATGAGTTCCTAAAGATATTGAATACATTGAGTGGAGAAAATGTATTTGTAATAAGTCATAAACAAGATGCACTCGCTGACAAGTTCAGAGAAACCATCAAGTTTGAGAAGATAAGGAATTTTAGTCATGTTGCTACTTAACGGAGATTGCATTGAAGAAATGCAGAAACTAATTGATGATGGTGTACAAGTAGATTCAGTTGTTACCGACCCACCATATCATTTGACATCTATTGTAAAACGATTTGGTAAAGAAAACTCTGCACCAGCACAGTTTGGAACAGATGGTGCATATGCAAGAGCATCAAAAGGTTTTATGGGTAAAGAGTGGGATGGTGGAGATATTGCATTTAGACCAGAAACTTGGGAACTTGCATTAAAACTATTGAAGCCAGGTGGACATCTACTTGCATTTTCTGCTTCTCGTAATTATCACAGAATGGCAGTTGCAATAGAAGATGCTGGATTTGAAATTCGTGACCAGATGATGTGGTTATATGGAAGTGGTTTTCCAAAGAGTTTGAACATTGGTAAGGCAATAGACAAAAAACAAGGTAATGAAAGAGAAGTAGTTGGAACTAGGATATCAGCATTTGGTGATGCAGATAGTAGTGAAACATCTGATGGTAGAAATCTTTGGGGAAAAGAAAGTACAAAAGAAGTAAATTTAACAAAAGGTAATTCTGAATATGAAGGCTGGGGAACTGCATTAAAACCAGCACATGAACCCATAGTGATGGCAAGAAAACCTTTATCAGAAAGTTCTATTGTAGACAATGTATTGAAACATGGAACTGGTGGTATAAACATTGATGATTGTAGAATAGGAAACGAAAAAATAACACATAGAGGAATGTCCTCATTAGGTGTAATGCATGATGATGATTGGAAACCAAAAGATATAGAAGTTACATCAAGTGGTAGATTTCCAGCAAATGTTATGCATGATGGATTACAAACAGAATGGGCTAGATTCTTCTATTGTCCAAAAACTTCTAAGTCTGAAAGACATAGTAATCTGGATGACCACGAAACATCAGTTGGTGCAAATGGTAATAAGTGG